ATTGGCCGATGTGTTCGAGGACTGGCAAGGGCCGATCGTCAACAGCAAGGGGGAAAGGCTTTGGCTTGAAACTGCATCTTCGACATGGATTTTTGCAAGCAAAGAAGATTCTGAGCGATCGGAGTTGGCAAGGCAAAGAGGTGTCAGGGCCGGGACAATGGCCGACGTTCGTCAGAGGTTGTTCTCTTTGATCGATGCGACGCCAAATTTGAATTGGTTGTTGTTAACGAAGCGGCCAGAAAATATTCGGAAAATGTGGCTAGCTCAGCACCTAGACGGAGGCACTACGGGACGCATTCGAGAGCTAATGGACGAAGGGGAATCTAAGGACGTTCATCCATACTTTCGGCGTAACGTTTGGCTCGGGACCTCGATTGAGAACCAAGGGTATGTGGACCAGCGGATACAGGAGTTTCTCCAATGCCGAGACCTTTCCCCTGTGCTGTTTTTGAGCTGCGAACCGTTGCTTGGGCCCATCGATCTTAGTTACCCTGATTCGCTATATCCAGACGGTCCAGAGTATTGCTGTAGCGGCTTTGAATGCGGATGCCGAGGCCTCCCGATCGATCCGCCTGCGTACCTAAACAAAACATTTGGTGGAGTCGACTGGGTTATCGCTGGCGGTGAAAGCGGACCAGAGGCTAGGCCGACCGATCCGGAATGGTTTCGGTCGCTCCGCGATCAGTGCCAAGCTGCGGGAGTGCCATTCCTGTTCAAGCAGTGGGGAGAGTTTGGACCGGTGGCGGCGGCCACGCCGGCGCAACTCTGCAAAGCAACATTCGCGAGTTACAAACGAGGAGAGCGACTTTATCGCATTGGTAAGGCGCAAGCTGGTCGCGTGCTCGACGGCGTGACGCACAACGGCTTTCCGAATGAGTGAGTTCATTGGATCACTTTTGACGTTTACCACGACGCAAGAGTGTTCCGCTAATTGGTATCGAAGTGTGGTGTTTTTTCTAAAGGAAAATCGCAAGATGGCATCCGAAGTAATTGTAGAGACGACGATCAAAGGTGATGGTGAAGGCCAACTGTTCCTCTCGGTTGTAGCGGACGAGGTAATCGATCAGTTTGCCTTGACGGTCGCTGACTACGACCTCAGCACACCCGAGGGCTACGAAAATCACAAGAGTGCAATCAAATGGTGTACTACCATGCGGGGCAAGGTTGGGGATTTGAAAAAGGTGCTGAATGAGGAGGCTCTCGCCCACCAACGCAAAGTGAACAAAGAAGAGTCGAGACTGATTGCTCGGCTGACCGAAATCGAGACGCCTCTACGCAAGAAAAAGGCGGATTTCGACAACGCTGCGGAGCTTAAGAAAAAGGAGATGGAAGCCCAGCGTGAAGCGATGATCAAGGATCGCCAGGATTATTTCTTGTCCGAGACCGGGCAGCGATTGGCGTACGAGCACGCCGAAACCTGGACGCAGCAGCAATACGAGTCCGCCTTGCAAGATGGCCGGGAAGCGAAAAAGCGAGCCCAGGAGGAAAAAGATAGGCTCGCCAAGGAGGAGGAGGACCGCAAAGCAAAACTCCGAATCGCAGAGGAGCAAGTCGAGAAGGAGCGGAAGGAATTGAAACGCCAACAAGATGAGTTGCAAGCAGCTCGGGATGCACTGGCAAAGCAGCAGCGTGAGCAAGAGGAGCGCGAGCAAGCAGCTCGGGATGCACTGGCAAAGCAGCAGCGTGAGCAAGAGGAGCGCGAGCAGGCAGCTCGGGATGCACTGGCAAAGCAGCAGCGTGATCAAGAGGAACGCGAGCAGGCAGCTCGGGATGCACTGGCAAAACAGCAGCGTGATCAAGAGGAACGCGAGCAGGCAGCTCGGGATGCATTGGACAAACAGAAGCGTGATCAAGCAAAGCCGAACCCATTCCACGATGCTCATATGACCTTTCTTCCCAGGCGGTTAACTAAGACCCTTTTGCCGCAGCGTCAAGTTGCTGCACCTGAGAACGAACCTGAGGAACGCGAGCAAGCATCGAAAGATGCACCTGAGAACAAACCTGTCGAAACCCCCTTGGGCCAGTTGGATGATCAGCCGCGATTGTTTCCCGCTTCTCGACCGATCGGGACTGTTTATGACCCTACGCTGGTAAACCATGAATTGACTTCGGAGCAAGCCGCTGCTCGCGATAAGGCCGAAGAAGGCTTTCGTGAATTGCTGCTGGAATACGAGGCCGAACGAGCTGATCGGAACGAAAAGCTGGTTCTGTTGCGTCCCTATGCATCGAAGATCCAACACTGCTTGAGGATCCTTGGCGAACAGGTACGCATCTTGGAAGACTTGATCGTCGACGAAAACCAAGTCCTCGAAGAATACCTTGACGGAGCCGGTGAAATCAAAATAGCTGTTGATGATTTGCAGGAAGATATGAATGACCTCCTGGACGAACTGGCTAGTTGTCCAGACGCCAAATAAAGGAGCTGACCAGCAATGAGTATCAACGGCGAAGCCAATCGAGACCTCGCGTACTCCGATCTTGCCATAGAGACTTTGTCCAGGGCCCAAAGGGCGATCCTAAAGGCTCTGGAGAAAGAAGGATTGACTCGGCATGAGCTTGCGGAAGTTTGCAACATGCCGTTGTCGTCTGTTTGTGGGCGAGTGAGCGAACTAGAGGAAATCGGGTTGGTCAAAACCACCTCGGAAAAAAAGCTGACACAGCACGGAAAGCCTGCGACGATCGTCGTCAACACGGTTCCAAGAATGAAGCAAGGCTGGTTGGAACTTGATTTCTGAGGCACGCGATGGACGAAAAACTAGACACGTTCAAGCGTCTGAGGGGAACCGCGAGTTCGATCGAGGATCGGCATAGAGCGAAGCTGTTAGAAGAATCGCGTAAAAATCCGCTACTGCCAAGCATTCTTCATTGGATTGCTGGTAGGCATTTCAGGCCGATGGTAGAGACCTGTGTGAACCATAGTTATCTCTTCGATGTGTCGCACATCGGATTCCTGGTTATTTCGATTGACTTAATGAGTCAAGACACAGAACTGGGTGACTGGGCAGCGTCAGAGGGTGCAGGCCCTTTTGAGGTGACCGAACACTTAGAAGAGATGCTTTCCGACATGTTGGATAGCGAAGATTTTCTGCGATATGACCCAGCACGGCTTGAGGAAATCCTTAACGAAGTAGCAAGACCGTATCCGGAACTGACACTGATGATCGAAGTAGGCTCGGCAGCATTGATGCACCGAATGGCGAAGGACATAGACGCGCGAAGCTCAGAGGAATAACCATGAAGGTTGGCACGGTCGATCTTATCAAGTTCAAGCGGCTCCAGCGTAGCTTGTCCGAGTCGCAGCGAGGCATCGTTGGACTTCTGGAACTGCTTTGGGCCGGGACTGCGAAAAACTGCCCGCAAGGCGATATTGGTCGTTTTGAGAACATCGATATTGCCGTCATCTGCGATTGGGAAGGTGATCCCGACAAGCTCATTGATGCGCTCGTCGACTGTGGTTGGCTCGATAAATCGGAAGACCATCGACTCGTGGTTCACGATTGGCACGAGCATTGCCCAACTTGGGTGAAGGGCAATCTAGCCAGCTCTAAAAAGCCCTTCGCGTCGGTGCCTGAATCCGAATCGGACGTCGCTAAGCAGGTCTCTGAGGAGGATGCTAAGGAGGGGGCTAAGGATGGTGCTAAGGGGGTGGCTAAGGAGGGTGCTAAGGGGGGGGCTAAGCCACCCACTACCAAACCAAACCAAGCCAAGCCATACCAAGCCCAACCACACCAAGCCGCCCATGGCTGGTTTGGTTGTTCGGTTGTTGGTGGGGAATGTACTTGTGAGGCAAAGGCGGAGAAAGCCGTTGAAATCGCCAACAAGCTCGTACGTTTGTCTGACCGAAAGCGGCTAAAATACGATCGTGAACTATTTTGGCGATACTCGTGGATCGCAGCAAACTGCGACCCTGGGGGCTTCCTCGATGCGTGCGATCGGATCCTCGAACATTCAGTTGATAAACCATCGAGCTATCTCGCAACGGTTGTCCGCAAGATGTTGGAATTCCATGGCGTTTCAATTAATCAAGTGACGCTGGAGCTATGTCCACCGATACCGCCACCCACCAACGAACAACGGAACGTCCGAATCGATCCAGCAGCGATCTCCGTTTGTTGAACGTCAAGCAGCTCGCTCTGCTGCTCGGAGTGTCGGATCGGACAATCAGGCGATGGCGCTCCAACAAGCTACTCCCCAAGCCATTGATCGAAAATCATTGGTCGGTATTGCAAATCGAGTCGTGGCAAAAAGCGGACAAAACCGGCCACTAACGGACATGTAGCCCCACCGATATTCTCTTGCCGGCCGTGTGTGCTAGTCTGCAATCGTTCAAGCGACTCGTAAGCAATTTCGATGTTACCGGCACAAGCGAAGAAGATCTGTCATGAACCAAATTGTTGAATGGGCCAAAAGCCGACGATCGTTTCTCACCGCTGCAATCGCATTGGTGTTTGTGTTACTGCGAGAAAAGCTTGGTTTGCCGATCGACGAAGAGACCTCGCATACCATCACCAATTCGCTCGTTCTGTGGATCATCGGGGAATCTGCGGGGGCGACAAAGGGCTGGATGCAGCTTGTTCAGAGCCCAAGATTTTGGGCTCTTGCCGCAGCCATTGCAAATGCAGTGCTTAAGGACAGGCTTAACCTTCCGATCACTCCTGACACCATCCAGCAAGTATTGACTCTCGTCCAAACCCTTTTGGCCGGATATGCAATTAGACCGCATATCTCTCCAAACACACCGTAAGGAATCAAGCCGTGGCGAAAAGAAGATTCCCTCGATTTTTCAGTCGTCGCAAGGTTCGAAAGTTTGCGATCGAGTCGTATGAGGCTGCAAGCGGGGACCACAACGTAGCTAAAGGCTTGTTTGAGGCCCGAGCCGAAAAATACGGCATGGATCCGGCCACGATTGCCATGCTGATTATTTCAATCATCCGATTTTGGTTGTGGCTCAAAGATCAGGGCTTCCTAAGCAAAGTCCCTCGCGATGTGGGTTACAAGTGGCTGACCGAAGACAAAGGCTTTTTAAAGGCCTGCGAAGGCTGCGGAATCACGGAGGCTGACGAGCAATGAACCTGCAATGGATCGGACTTTTGCTGATGCTTGGCGGAGCAGCGTGGGCCCTTTACGGTCCTGCTCTCAAGACGGTGTCGTTTTTGGATCAAGGCGACGAGCCCAAGACTGATAGACCGGCTGGAACGGAATCCAGCCAGCCTATTGGGTCTCGCGTCGAGGCCGTCGCTCATTGCGAAGCTCTGATGCAGTACTTTGAGTCCCAGAACAACAAGACCGGGGCTGACTGCATGAGAACCGCAATCGGCAGTATCTACGCCCCGAAGGAGTAAGCGACATGAAGTCAAAAGCGCCAGCAATCTTGATGTTGATTGGCGGCTTACTTCTCTTTCTTGGGGGAGGCGAGTCGCTGAACTTCGACTTCCTGTCTCCAGGAGTTCGCCCTATCAACGCGGAAGGATTTCGCGTGATGCTTGTTTACGACGACTCGAAGCTGTCCTTGATGCCCGAGTCTGAGAAGTCGGTGATTTTCTCCAGCGACATCCGCAAGTATCTTGGCGAGGCAGCAAAGGATTATCGAATCGTCTCTAACAAGGCAGATATGTCTCAAGACGAAGCGTATTGGAAAGAAGCCTTTGAACGCCCCAGAAAACACAATCCCTGGCTGATGATTTCTTCTGGAAAAAACAAGGGCGGATACGAAGGCAAGATGCCAAAAACCATTGACGGAACAATGTCGCTGCTAAAGAAACACACCGGAGGGTAACGATGGCAGAGTTCATCATTGATGACGACAACTATCGAGATTTCATCCAGGGCGGAAAGGAAACCCAAGGCAACACCTTTGGTCTTGTATACCGCGATCCCAAGCAGTATCCGGTTGGCTCTTACGGGGCCCCCGAGTGGGACTTGACTCAACTGCAAATCATCCCGCGATCGGAGTGGTCGGATCGCATCAAGGAGATGAAGCGAACCAAGTCGAGGATCAGCGACTTGAGAAACATTGCCGATAGAGGCAAGCCTTTTCAAAACCTCGATCAGAACGGCCAAGGGTACTGCTGGACCTATTCGACGGTCCATTCCATCATGCTTTGGCGAGCCTCGATGGGGCTGCCCTATGTTCGATTATCTGCCCACGCCATTGGATGCAAGGTGAAGAACTACGCAGACCAAGGCGGCTGGGCGGCGCTAAGTATGGAGTACGTCGCCAAACACGGCGTGCCCTCAGTTGAGTTCTGGAAAGAAAAATCCATGTCTCGATCAAACGACACTCAGGCGACTTGGTTGAACGCAGCCAAGTACAAGATCACTTCAGGATGGGTCGAGTTGTCTTCGCCGGTTTACGATCGCAAGATGACCTTTGATCAGTTCGCGACATGCTTGTTGAATCGAATACCAGTCGCGACCGACTTTTACTGGTGGGGGCATTCGGTCTGCTCGATGGACCTCGAGGAAGTTGAACCAGGATCTTTTGGCGTTCGCATCCTGAACTCCTGGAAGAACTGGGGCGAAAACGGTACGGCCGTGCTTCGCGGAGATAAAGCCTTGCCCACAAACGCCGTTGCTCCCCGTGGTATTACCTCCAACGCAGCTTAACGATAGCGAGGCTCCTCCATGGAAAGCAAAAAACCGGACATCAAGACAATAGCCATGCTTGTGGTTGGAGCTGCTTTGCTTTTGTGCGGACCAAGGGCTGCTGAGCTATGGCAGTCGTACCAAGAGACGCAAGCAAAACTCGACGCAAAAACGGACGAAGCGACCGAGAAGCTCAAGGACTTTTTCATTGATGAAAAGGAACCTTATCACCCTGACAGGCCGGTATCTGACGAAACGCCAAATGTGGAGCCCGCGAAGAAAGAGATCATTATTTTTTCTGCGGACTGGTGCGAGCCCTGCAAGAGATGGAAACAATTCGAGCAAGAAAAGTTTCGGGCTATGGGGTACAGCTTTGCATATGGCGATGAAAAAACCGTGTCGCCGCTACCTCATTTCATTGTCATTGACGGCACAAAGACTTTCGAGATTTCTGGGTACATGAGCGTTGAGCGACTAGAAAGCGAGCTGAGGCGATGACGGAAGAAACAGTCAAATGGCTATTTAACAACGGCCTCGCTGTGGCAATCATTGCCGCAATCTTCCTAGGGGTTCACAGGGGCGGGAAAGCCTTTATGCAGTTAGTGCTGGTCCCGATGAAAGACGCAGCGATAGCTTACTTTCAAGGCCAAACGGAAAACCTCGAAAAAAGCAACGTAACGCAGCAAAAACTCGGGCAGACAATGGATCGCGTTTGCGAGGAGCTGTCGGAAACCCGCAGAGACGTTGCATCGATCAAGGCCAATACCCAGCAATGCCCTAAGCAACTGTTTGGCCACGGCCACGCGAATCATTTAGAAAAACCAAACGGCTAATCCATTTAAGGACTGCGATTTCCCTATGACTAACTGCTTTGTTTTTATTTGCCTGTCGTGGCTGGCTGCGGATTTCCTCGCAGGCTTTTTTCATTGGTGGGAGGATACTTACCTAACCCAAAGCGACTCGTTTATCGGTCGGCTGATTGGTGGGCCGAACCAGTTGCATCATGCTAATCAATATGCGTTTCTCAAGGGATCGTACTGGGAGCGAAACTACACCACGATCGTCCCAAGCTTTGCTGCAATGCTATTCTGCTTGGCTTTCGAGCCATTGCGCGACGGATGGCTGACTATGCTGTTTGTTTCCCAGGCAAACCAAATTCACGCCCTTGCGCACAGCAAAAGTAGGAACGGATGGTTGGTTGTGATGATGCAGCGTTTGTGCATTTTCCAGAGCCCAAAACATCACTCGGAGCATCATAGGAATCCGTTTCATGTTCGGTATTGCGTGATGACTCCGATTCTCAATCCAGTGCTCGATGCAATCTACTTCTGGAGAATGCTCGAGATTTTTGTACTTGCCTGCTTTTGGATTCCGCCGAGAGCAAATCACCAAACGTAGTCGGACTGGATCATTCCAACAGTGGAAATAAGCGGACAAATCCGGCCACTAACGGACAACGTCGAAACTTGGACAGTGAGGTGTGGCGGATGAGGTTACCATTGCGGTGGACCTGATCACACCAACATCAACCCCAAAATGGACTCGCGCGATATGCCACTTCTTGCTACCGACGTTGACCGCCATCGCATCGCTTGCCAAGCCTTTGAATCCAAAGGAGGACGCGATCGGAGCCAATTCACCAATTCCGTTCGGATGCGGTTGGCTGGCTTCGAGGACCACGAGGAAGCCGTTTTGCATTGCCAAGCGATGTTTGACCATTGGGTCTCTGATGGCGTCGTTGAGCCATCTACCTTGACTTCCGTGCTGTCTCGAGAGTCTGTTGTCGGATGGCCATTGGACACGGAGGCGCAGGCATAGCATGCCACTGCCAGCGATCCGAAACCTGACAATAGGCCAGAATATCGATTGGTCCGAAACCTTCGACATTCGCGTTGATGACGTTGCAATGAACCTTGCTGGGTACTCCATCGTTGGAAAGGTTCGGAAAGGTGAAGACGTTTCATCGGCGCTGATGTTCTCGTTTGCATTCGGGATTTCTGGAACCGTAGTGACCATGTCCGTAGCTGCAAGTGTGACGGCAGTAATCGACCTCTCAAACGAACCAGCGGACGCGCAGTACTTCTATGACGTCACGCTAATAGATCCTTCAACGAAGAGAACGAAAATCTTAAAAGGTCGTGTTACGCTGGAACGGACGGTAAGTACATGACCACGTTCTCAATCCACTACTCGGCAGCGCCAACGCGGTATTCGATTCACTTCGCCAAAGGGACGGGTCCGCAAGGTCCGGCGGGCGGAGGCGGAGAAGGCGGGTCTCTGACCGTCCGAGAAGTCGACAACAATCCCACAGGCACGGCCACCGAGTTGGTGTTTCCCAATGGCACCCTATCGTTCGCCGGAACCGTGGTAACGATCACAGGGTTGACGGGGGCCACCGGTGCCACGGGCGCCCAGGGCCCAACAGGCCCGACCGGGCCGACAGGTGCAGCCGGGGCCGCGGGATCCGCCGCCACGATTACCGTGGGCACCGTATCGACCGGGGCCGCTGGTTCGACTGCGACAATCACCAACATTGGCACCTCGAGTGCCGCCGTTTTCAACTTCGCGATTCCTCGGGGAGACACCGGGGCGACAGGTGCAACGGGAGCCACTGGCCCACAAGGCCCAGCGGGTGCGACCGGTCCTGCAGGCGCGACAGGACCGCAGGGTCCAGCGGGTGCGACGGGATTCACTGGGGCGACCGGTCCCCAGGGGCCGACGGGTGCCGCAGGGCCCAACAGCGTGTCGAGCTCCACTACGACGACCCTTGCAGGGTTGTTGGCCGGCAACGGATCCGTTGTCAGTGTCGCGACCCTCGGGGCGGGTTTGCAGTTTGCAGATGGGCAGTTGTCCGCCTCGGGCGTTGTTTTAACCACCACGGCCCAGAGCGTCGCAGGCGTCAAGACGTTCACCGATGCGTTGGATCTGGCCCCCGAGGCATTAGCCGACGCGGAAACCATCACGGTCGATGCCGCAGCGGCCAACAAATTCGACGTGACACTAGGCGGAAACCGGACGATTGCCAACCCGACGAATCCCTCCGATGGACGCGTGATAATTTTCCGGTTGCGTCAGGATGCGACCGGTTCCCGCGTTGTGACCTGGGGCAGTGACTACCGATTTCGTGGCGACCTGGCATCCGCCAGCGTGACGTTGAGCACATCGCCCACGGTCGTCGACCGCGTTGCGTTCGAATACGTCGGAGTTGATGCCAAATGGGATTGCATTTCATTTATCAAGGGGAGTTAAAACCGTGCACGCCGACAAACTACGCGGCATTATTCAGGCCGACGACCAAGCGTTGGCGCATTACATGGCCCGCCAATTTGCGGATTGTGCCTTACGTGTCAATGCGATCGCACCGCCCAAGCCTACAATCTGCCGATTGAGCCGTTTGGGAATCATTTCTCTCCATCGCGAGAATGCAAATTTAGCACAGAGCGTTTTACAAAAACTGGACGCCGCAGCTCTGGTCAATCCTTTGATTGCGGAGGTGATTGCATGGATGAAACCCGATGCGAATCAACTCCCCGATTTCGGGATTGAAGAAATTCGGATTGCCTTGACAGCACCGACAAATTTCAACGGCGTTGGATTAACCGCCGAGGAAGCCGCACCGATTTTAGCCGCAGGCGTGGAAGCAGATACCACAACACCCCTAGAAATCGAAACATTGAAGGATCGGGAACAATGGCAACCGTTATACAGCGTAGTTTAAGCACGTTTCCTAGCCCCGATTTAATCGTTGGCCAAACATTGGCCAACGATGCGACCCTGGACGCCACAATCGACGCCCGCACCGCCGAAAGCGTGGTTGTGCACGTCTGGATTGGACGCCGGAATCCCAGCGTTCCAACGCGTGAAATTCGTGTAATGGTACGCCGAACATTGAACGGTGTGGTGAATACCCAGGACAGGCGGTTCGACACAACAAACCCAGGCCCAACAACCGCAGCGTCACAAACAACGTTAAGCGCGGCAGCTAGTGCTGGGGCCACGTCAATTACAGTGGCAGCCGCAGGGACGTTGGCAATTGGGGACGTTATTTGTATAAGCGCGGCCGCAGGTGGAACAGGCACGCACCAATGGGCAGAAATCATTTCCGTGACGGGTGGAACAACCTTTGGGTTGGCAGCCCCCCTTAAATTGGCGATGGCACAAGGAGACATTGTTGCAAACCTTGGAATCAATACCCAACAGGTAATTGAAGGCGGGGACCAAATTAACGTGCGAATAAATAACCGTTCAGGCCAGCCCATGGCCGTGCGCGTTGCCGTCGAAATCCGAACAGGTTCGGAGGTAGTTGTCAATTGACCGCGTACTACGGGCCAGAATGGGAAAGTCTCGCAAGCCGAATGGTCGGTCGTTGGTGTCCTTCGTTTTCCGGCAACACCGGATTGCAATTGCCGGACACGATGGGCCGGAATCATGGCACGCTGATTAACTTTTCGAACAACGGCAATGATGCGTATGTTGCGAGTCCTGACAAGTTAGCATTGGATTTCGACGGGTCAAATGATTTTTTTGTCGCCACAATTCCGCTCCTTTCAGGGACTCTTTCGTTTTCGGTGTGGGCCAGAGGAGTTCCCGGAAATGCGAGCACTAATTACATAGCAAGCATACCGGTAGTTAGCTCCGGATCAAATGGGGTCGATTTCAAAAACCCAACAAACGTGCAGGCTAATTTATCGCTAAACGGAACCTTCGTGACGATTAGCTCTGGTGTCGACATTCGAGGCCCCTGGAGTCACTTGCTTTTGGGGTATCAAAATGGAGTTGCATTCTTTTACGTCAATGGAATTTTGGTAGGCTCTCAGGCATGGGCGAACGGAGTGAACGCTTTGAGTTCACGAGAGTTAAATCTTGGCAGGTTTGGGACGTTTGGGTCTTATTCTCCGGTGCGACTCGACGACATAACTATTTTTAACGCCGCCCTGACCGCCGGCGAAATAAAATTCATCTACGAGCAGGGCCGAGGCGGTGGCATGTTGCGAGAACCACCGAGACGCCGTTCGTTTTTCGTGCCGACATTGCCGTTACCAGTACGCCGACGTTCGAGCCGATTTCTAGCATTCCCAGGTTGATAGGTTGAGCCATGCAAATTCGAGCCAGGTTTCAAAACTTATTTTAAAAACGCAAAACGCGAAATTTAACCAGTGAACAAAATCGACATAGATTCGGACAAAGAACGATGGTTGAACGCGATCGCGAAGAACGCGGGGATGGTCACGGCCATTGCCAAGGAACTGGGTGTCAATCGCAAGACCGTGGCGAAGTATCGCAAGGAAGTCGAATGGGTGGGCGATGCTTTTGATGAGGTTGAGGCCAAAGCGCTTGACGATGCGGAGCAGACCATCCAAAAAGCGATCAGGACAAACGCAAAGGTTGCGGGTTGGTACCTCGATCGCAAAGGCAGGGACCGAGGGTACGGAAAGGAAGTCCGGGTAAAAACCGAAATGACCGGTCGATTGATCATCAAGTTACCGGACAACAATCGACGCTTGCCATCGACTCCGAGACCGCCAACGGAAGAGGTACAGGCCGATGGTAGCGAGTAACCTCGACACGATCCTAGAACCGAACCCAGGACCGCAAACCGATTGCTTTGAATCGGAGGCCGATATTGTCATTTATGGCGGCAGCGCCGGAGGTGGCAAGTCTTGGACTATAGTTCACGATCCATTGCGATACGTGGACTTGCCAGGGTTCCGAGCAATCATCTTTCGACGGACCTATCCGGAGCTAACGGGGCAGGGCGGATTGTGGGACGAATGCCAACCGAGCTATCGAGCCCTTGGCGCTAGTCTTCGAGACATTCCACACCTGGACGCGGAATTCGAATCTGGTGCACGGATTAAGTTGTCGCATTTGCAGCATGAAAAGGACAAGTATTCGCATCAGGGCTTGCAGTACGCTTTTGTCGGGTTCGACGAGTTGACGCACTTTACCGAGACCATGTTTTTCTACATGTTGTCTCGATTGCGGACTACATGCGGAATCCGTCCATACGTGCGTTGCACTTGCAACCCAAAGCCAGGCTGGGTTGCTGACCTCCTTGCTTGGTGGATCGGCGAGGACGGCTACGCAATTCAAGATCGCATTGGGAAGCTTCGATACTTCTATCGCGACTCCGAAGGGATCTTACATTGGTCCGACTCGAAGCAAGAATTGATCGAGGAATTCGATGACATCGACGAAAACGACATCATGTCGGTCACGTTCATCCGGGCGACGCTCGATGACAACCCCAAACTGCTCGAACGGGATCCGGGCTACAAAGGGCGGTTGAAAGCCCAATCCAAAATAGAGCGAGCCAGATTATTAGACGGCAACTGGAATGTCGCCGAAGGAACACAAATCGATTCAGCTTGGGTTCGTAGATACGTTTGCAACCAAGCTGAGTTCCACATCACTTTTCAAGATCACTTCTACAGGATCCCTTTCGCCAAGTGCCAACGCTTTGCCACGATCGACACGGCTGGAACATCTAAGGAAAAGGCAGCGGTAACGCGTGGCAAGCAACCATCTTGGAGTATCTGCGCGGTATGGGATCACCTGCCCCATTTGGTCATGCCGGTTGGGGACCGAAAGGTGATTCTCTCGGAGCTGCTGTTCCTGCGATACGTTTGGCGTGGGCAAGTAGATTGGAGCAGGCTGGTAGCTGGCGTAGACGATACGCTCGCAGCATGGGAAGTGCCAAAGGCATACGTCGAGAATGCTCACTTCGGGCCGGTACTTGCAAAAGAGGTAACCGCGTGCAAGGTGGAGCTTGTGGGCCCGTGCATTCCAGGCATGGGAGACAACTGGGAAGGGGCTAAGCTAGAACGTGCGGTCGCTTCCAAAATGCTCGCTCGTTGGGAGCATGGAAAGATATTCGTCCCCCTCGAACAATCCGATTGGCTCAAAGCGTACTTGCGAGTACTTTTAGGCTGGACTGGCAAGCCGGACGAACCAAACGACGACATTGACGTGACCTCCTACGCCGCCTACGTCTCGAAGCGATCGAGCGCGGCATGGGGGGGAGTTATCAAAACGTGAGAAACAAAATGAGCAGCGCACCACACGGAAAAAGCCAAGCGAACCTCGTTGGAGACATCGAGACGCATGCAACTGACCCGATTCTAAACCAAGCGACGGTTGCGTCGGTTCTCGGTGTGCATAAAAGTACGGTGCACCGATGGCTCGAAACCGGTGCGATGCTTGCGGTTCGGAATCCGAAGGGCATCCTGAAGGTACGCAAAAGTACCGTTTTGAATTTTGTTCGTTCTTCCAAATGGGGCGACGACAAAGCGGTTATTGAAACATTGGAAGGGATCGAGGACGAAGAGGTTTCGCAATCCGTAACGGTCGACCCGGTCGACGAAACAAACAGAACTGAGGAGCTGGTAAGCGATGGCAATACGCAGATGGTTGGGGACAGTGGCAGCGGTCAAGCAAGTAACGACAATCACCATCGGCGGAACAATCGCCATCGGTAACACGTTGACGTTCACGGTAGGGTTTGCTTCGCTCCCTATCGTGATGACGGGGGCTACGACGGCACTAGCGGCAACGCAAATCACGGACGCATTGAACGCTAGCGGAATCCCCCCTGAGTTCTTAGAGTTCACCTATTCGGTTGCGGGATCCGTCATAACGGCGACGGCAAAGGTGGCGGGTGTTCCGATCGTAATATCGGGCGTTGTGACAACCGGTTCGGGCACGATCACAATTGCAACACCAACGGCGGCGACAGGTCCAAACTTTGTCGACGTTGCGGCCAACTGGAGTGGCGCGACTCTTCCCGTGGTTACGGACACCATCGCTATCGAGAGTGGTCCGCCTATGCTTTATGGACTTGAGACGATCACGGGCTTGATGGCAAGCGTGGTCATCGAGGCGGAAATGTCGGAAGCGATCGGACTGCCAGAAACAAACGCGGCTGGCTACCCTGAGTATCGAGCGCAGTACTGGGCGATCAACACCTCGGCATTGACGATCGGCGGCGGTGCCGGGCGATTGTCTCCAAGGATCAAGCTGAACCTTGGAAGCGTTGCTACTGCGATTGTTATCGAGAAAACTGGGCAGCAATTCGGTGGCGAATGGCCAGTGCAAATCATCGGTGGATCCAACGCGACGGCATACATTCTTGGGGGCCAGGTCTCGTTTGCGGGCCGAGCTACCGAAGTTTGTTCTTTGACGTCGTTGAATGTCGCAGAAGGGGCAACGGTTATTTGTGGTGCAGGGGTCACGCACACAACCATCGATTCCACCGGAAGCCTGCTTTTGGCGAACACGGTCACAACGTTGCGAGTACACGGCGGGACGACGTACCTCCAAGCGGCGGCGACAACTTTGGTAATCGACGGCGGGACATTGGTCTATCAGGCCTTGAATACTCTTCCGAGTGTTACTGTTGGTCCTGGTACGCTGGATCTATCCGACGTCAGACCGCGAACTATCACGTCGTTGACACTCAAGCGAAACGCGACCGTCCGAGACCCCAGAAAGACGGCGACCATCACTACAACCACGATCGCGGCGGATTCAACGACCATCACAACATCGGGCTAACACCAGCGGTAACCGAGTCGCCGCCAAGAGACCCGGAGTTGAGAACTAGGTGACCGGCGACTTTGGTTCACCGCTTTGTTTTGCGAGAATAATGATGGCGATGAGTTTACAGCAGGCATGGGCACATGTTAAGGCATTGTGGCCGAATGCGGAGCGATTGGATCGGCACGATGGGAAGACAACGGCTTGCTTTAAAAATGCGACCATCGTGGTTGGTCCGATGTTTTTTTATCACATTGATCCAGGCATTGTGGATTGGCCGGTGGGGGTATCGAAGTTCGATCCTCAGCAGCAAACGATTGACCATCCGAAGGAAAACGACAATCCAGCCACGAAGGAAGATTACGAAACAATGCACGATTACCTGTATCCGAAAAATGATCGCAAGGAATGATCGGCCTAACTTGTTGTCATTGTTGCGATTGTTGCGTCCGTTGCATGCGTCGCTAGCGGTTTCTAGAAAGGCTCTGCATACTTCCATCCATGAGCGGCAAGTATCGTAAAGCGATGTTGGAGGTAGGGACTTACACGAGTCCCGACGGCGAGGTTGTCGTTACTCCCGAGCGATTGCGACATTGGGAAAAAGAAGTCAGGCGTGTACAGGAAGCGAACTATGTAATTCCTATGCATTGGGATCATGCAAGCGACATGGAGCTGCTAGAACCCATAATGCTCGATACCCTCCATGAAAACAAAACACGATCGGCCAAGAACACTGTCGGGAAAATCGTCGACTTCCAAGTAGCAGCGGACGGGCAAGCGGCGAACATCACGCTCGAGACTCTGACCCCCGAAGCAACGCGGGCAGCGGCTTCGAACACTTGCTTTGTGTCACCGGTACTTTTTTCTGAATGGAAAGATGGACGCGGCAATCTCTATCGGGACGTCATTGGGTCGGTCGATTTTGTCGACTACCCGGTTGATGCGTCGCAAGGCCCTTTTGAACCCGTTCAAGACCAACCGCAATTCATGTCTTGCGTAATTCGCATGGCCACTAACCCAAGGATTTTTAGGATGGCATCGGAAAAGGATCCAAGCAGCGCCGAACCATTCGGTAGCGAACCAGCAGCAGACGCGACATCGTACCCGGTAGCCGAAGGATCGGACGACGCAATCACCACGGACACCACGCCCCCGCAAGCAGGCGGAACCAGCGTATCGGACGTCCTCGAAGCCTTAGCCCAGTTGGGGCTCGTCTTGCCTGCTGACACCACAACCACAAGCTTCCTGGAACGTCTAAGGCCTGCATTGCTGACCGCTATCGCTGGCAAGCAACAACCTCAAGTTGAGCAACCAGCTACGACTCTCCCACCGGAAGAGAACCAGCAACAACCAGACAATCCGATCATGTCGGAGCAACCGCAAATCGCGGCCATGAGCGCGCTCAAGAAACGTATCGAGACTCTCGAATCCGATCGTATCGAAGCGACACGGGTCAAGCTCAAGGAACGAATCCAAGCTTTGCTCACGTCCGGGCGATGCTTCCCCCACGAAGCCAATGACAAGACGCGACTACTCCAAGTCCAAAAGCTTTCCGTCGCAGCGGATTGCACGGTCCATAGCGGAGATTTAGACGTGTGGCTGCGATCGCGTGAAGTATTGCCAACCGGAGCTTGTTGGGACGCTACGCAGAAGGTCAGCAAGCTCGGAACCAAACCCGTCGAAGCTCCACAGAGCTATGACACCAAAGGCTCTATCTCGAAACGTGAAGAGGACGAAGCTGTCGCAGCTTTGACCGCTCGCAACAAGTAACAAGGAACTGCCGGAATGAACTACGGACAATTTGGAACACCTGGTTTTACAGTACTCGCCGAAACGGTCGATTCGGAACTGTTTTGGGGTGGCGACGCCTCGCGGATTCACGTGCTGACAAAGCCGGGGATGGTATCAAGCGCGACGGTTGATGCGGGCGCTACTCCAACGTGGCAAATCCGAAAAGGAATGCTGCTTGGCAAGATTACCGCATCCGACCAGCATGCGCAATGGAACCCACTGGCAACCGACGGTTCCCAAGAACTGGACGGCGTCTTGCAATTCGAGTTGATCACACAAGACGGAATGGGGGCCGCGAAGAGGAACGCGGTGCCTATCGTTGTCGTAGCACCCTTGAAAGCATCCTCGTTGATTGTGCTGGGCTCGCCACTCGTTGGCAGCATCCACGAATACACAGCCCGTCGTCGCCTCCATCAAATGGGTTGCGTTCTCGACGATGACGTGAACGGGTACAGGGCGGGCGTTGTACCGCGATCGCAAACGAAGATCACGGACTACACGGTTCTGGCAACTGACAACGGTACAAGGTTCTTCGCTGATACGGCCAATGCGAACTTCACGCTTCCAGCGATCCGAGCTGGATTAAGTTTCGAGTTCATGAGAGTGAGTGACCACAACCTTGTCGTCACTTCCGCCGAAGGTGACAACATCATCGTTGGCAATGACTTGTCCGCAGACTCGATCACTTACTCGACAGCCTCGAACAAGATTGGGGCACGCATTCGGGTCTCGTGTGAATACGTAGGAGCGACGCCAACTCTCAAGTGGATTGCGGAAATCGTACCGGTCCCATTCAGCACGGGCGCGTTCCTTACTCAAACCTTGGCAACCTAGTAGTCGACACGGCGACTAGCTCACACGACTAGCTCACAGATTCTTACTTTTTAACAGGATGTTTTGTCATGCCAGCTCTACAAACCCTATTGAACCCACAGGTTCTAACGCGAACCGTTAGCCAAGTGGCAGCGAGTTCCGATTGGCTTGCGGCTTTGTTTGGCGTCCAGCCGGGCGGCAAGAACATCATCAACCAGGGACATGGACGCGAAGGCGCATTCCATGTCTATAACAACACGCGGAAAGTTGCCAGGGGTCGAACACCTGGATCAGCGGCCGCACGACGTGCACCGCAACCGATGGGAAAGGTAATGTTTTCGTATCCACGAATGCATGATTCGGTCTCGCTTGTTGCGGAACAACTTCACAACTTGTCGAAAATCGACGATCCAGCGGTACGAGACGTAGCAGGCAAGGATATGGTTTCGCGACAAACCACAACCCTCGGGCAACTTGCGGCCAACTGGCGCAAGGTGCAGTTGATGGGAATGCTTCGCGATTCGCTCTACGTCGCGAGAAACGGCGACGATGAGTACTTCTCGTTGACGGATCCGGGGATCACGGGCGAACGGGTGAATTTCCGTATGCCGTCTGGCAATCAAGGGCAGTTGAACATGCTTGGCGCGGGCAACATCATCACGGGCTCATTTGCGTCCGATGCGACCGATATTCCCCTGATTCTTGGCAACATCAACGCGGCGTTCCAACAACTATGCGGCGGGTTCCTGGGTGCAGTTATCACCAACTGGCAACAGTGGAACAACATCATCGGCAACGCTTTCGTACAAGCCCTCCACGGGACCTCGAGCGCTCCATTTGTGAGTATCGATTGGATGGGGGAAGAAACGGTCGCCAAGACCATGAAGAACGTTTACATGGCAAGATTGAACTTCATGCCGCAGACGATCTTCTACATCACCGACGAAGGGCTAGAAATCGGCTTACCTGGGTCCGAAACGTATCAGAAAATCATTCCGGCCAACAATGCAGCATTCATCGGATTCACACCGGGCGATGACGTAGTGGGAATGTACGAAGGCTCGGAACCGATTGCGGAATATGACGGCGGGCCGATGAACGTCAAGACGGGTTTGAGTTCTTGGTCCGTAGCGCGTTCCAATCCAACGGCAACTGAGTTGTATGTCCTCGACAACGCCATGATTGCAAACCACGTCCCATCGGCTATGGCGTTTGGTACTGTCCAGTTCTAAGAATAGGCGGTTGCCATGGATTTAACCGACCTTGACGCCTTGACGCGGTTGATTACCGCCCAAGGCGTCATTTCATTTTCGGAGCAAGACGAGGGGGGCTCGGACGGCAGCTCGGCAGACGAATGCATCGCATTCGCGATCGCATACGTCAAGGGACGTCTGGCAGCAATGTACCCACCTGCGGTTTTGGTAAACGCTCCAATTCTCCGAGAATGGACTACGGTTATCGCGGCGAGAACGCTTTGCACCAGGCGAGGAAACCCTATTCCAGATTCGCTGGAAATGCGATACCAGGAAATCATCGACCCTCGGTCGGGATTCCTGACCCAAGTATTCACCGGGATCATTGCTCTTGTTGACGCCAACGGCAGCATCATCATCGGAAAGCCATCCTCGGCACCTGTGATGAGCAACTTACGGATTGATCGCCGGTATCCGAACAAGTCGGTACGGGTTGTACGTCAGACTACGCGACCCGTAGACAGCCAGCTACCTCGAGACATCGGACAGAACGGGGGATTCTTCAATGGTTGACTTTAACGGAAACCGAGACGAAGCAATCGCACTCATTCGCGGCGTGGTTGCACAGCTTGTTGGGCGAGCCCCAGATTCGCACGGGATTGCCCGTGGGGTTTTTTATGCGATCGGACTCGCGGCACTGTCCGACGTCCAAGAGGCCTTCATAGTCAAATCGCGAGGGGGGACGGATGAGGCTGGGATAAGTTGGCCGAAGCTTTCAAAGAAGTATCTGGCTTACGGCCGTCGCTTCGGACCTGGGGAACAAGCTGCGCTCAAACGAGCTGCGGGGCTTGGCAAAGGTCACAATCGAGGAGTCGGTGGAAATCGCGTTGTGGGAAGTCGATGGGAAGATGATGTACTCCAACCTGTATTCGGCGGGAACACGGGACTGCTTACCGCGGCCCAACAGAAACGATGGAAAACCGTCTTTGCTCAAACCTTTGCATGGGCCATGGCGAGGTTCGGGGAAAAGCAAGCCAAAGCGATCGCGGCGAGCCACGCATGGAATGTGCTCAAATCCGAAGGGGCCAAAACCAAGCTAGAAGTCTACGGTAATCGCGTTGTCGACATCCTGAGGGACACGGGCGTCCTCTTCAACTCAATATCCCCTGGATACCTCGATGGGAATGAATACACCCCACCAGCCGGGGACGGGGGCGAAAAACAGGTATTCCGCGCCCTGCAGGACGGCATCGTCATTGGTACAACAGTCGCATACGCGGGGGCGCACAACAAAGGAAAGGGAGTCCCCAAGCGTCAGATCTTCCCGGAACGCATCCCAGCGGTATGGGCACGGCGATGGGCAGGCGTGGGCCTCCAAGCGATCGGAAACGGCATGCGGCAAGCATTCGGGGAGGCAGCATGATCGAAGGCGAAGTATGCGTACTTGAAGGGGTGCGGGACGTCTTACGGCGCAAGCTCAGTCTGTCTGATGGGCAATGCGATTGTGAGTTCGACGACCAAGTGCCGTCGATTGCATCGGACGTCTATTTTGCCGTCATCGGGGCAGGCATCGCACCCGGCCCCACACATCGGCCAAGCGGTGGAGTTCGTGATGTCATTCATTCCGTTCAGGTCCTCGTGATACAGCGATCGTTCACCGCAAGGGATCAAAGGCGTTCCATCTATTTGAATCGCTTGCATGGGCTCAATGCGGACCTCGGACGGGTTTTTGCTGCGCTCGATTGGCAACATGACCTTTTGAGTTACATTAACGCATTGTTGTTTCGAGACAGCCCGAGCGCTCAGCCTTTTATCGAAATGCTCAGATACGAACGCGTCGACGCCAAGCCGAGAATGGTCAACTCGGACCTATTCGCAGGCATGAACCCAGGAGGCAAAGGGACAACACCATTCGTCGCAATGGCGAGGTCGATCTATTTCGGTGGCTTGCGTCGAATCCAAACCGTCGGGCAACTCAATAAGGCGGCGAGAATATGAACTGGAAGAATCCAAGCGTATCAAACAATCCTGCATTCCGGTCGGAGTCGAATCCGAATGACCCGATTGCAGCGATTCTCGCAGCGATCAAGCCATTACCGATGGCGACATCGGACGCGGGTATCGTCATCCCTGACGAAAGAACAACGCGGCAACGCAATTTCGCCTTTTGCTCGAACCCAGAATGCTCAGAGCAGGGAATGGAATTTCGCTTTGAAATCCAAAACGACCTGGTTCCCTGCCCAAAGTGCGGCGCTTGCCAAGCTCCGATGGTTGGGATCCTAGCCAAAACTCACTTGCTCGTAAGGGACCCGATGGGCCATATCGTCGGGCAAGGTGGATTGCGTTATCGCATTGGATGCGACGTCGAGAACAAGCGGCACGTTATTTCAACCATTTACAACCACGAATTAGCGACTTCTGATCGAGCGACGGCTAACTGCTTGGACTGCTTGATCGAAGTGCCACAAAACTACCGAACCGGATTTTCAATCCACAACTAAGGGGCATACCATGGGCTTCGTCGCCGGTGCATATTTGATGGGGTACAACGCGAAAGTCTGCGGGCAATCGCAAGATGGAATCGTCTTCGAAAGGCAAATTTACAAGCGTCTCATCACGGGCGATTGGATGGGCCAAGCGGCACAGGATGGGATGTATCTTGGCGTCGACCTCTTGAGCAATGTCACGTTTATTGAGGCGGACGCGGCGGCGCTCAACGATATAATTCGTCCATACAATGCAGCGGGGGGATCGGCATTCGTCAACGGCGTTGTTGGCATCCTGGATCGGCAGCACGGGGTTGCCAAGTCTCTGGTCCTCACTTCGCTTCTCACGGCTGCGGTCATCAACGCCAACGGCGGTACCGGAGCGACGGCCGTGTTACCTTTGACGAGAACTCTACCACGTACGGCTCTCGCAGAAAACTTCCCGATCCGAGAGTTACTCGGGACCAACCTGCGCGACGTCCCTCTTCGGATGCGACACTACCCAACGCCACATACCCAGTCGACCGGAACGGGCGGCGGGGAATTCGGCACGGAAACCTAGCCGATGATACAAAAGACCTGGAGGATTCACACGGGCCAAAAGTCGATCGAGGTTGATCGAGGTGGAGAGGTATCGACCTTTTCCTATGACATCGTAGAAATGAAGCTCTTGGCTGAGGAACTGGAAATCAAGCATGGAATGCGCAAGCCTGACACCAACAAGGTTTCCGGACCAACGATAGCTTTCCTGAAAGAGTATGCCTCTGCCCTAGATCATCTTGGGATTCCAGGATGCACAAGCGACACGGCTTTCCGGTTCTACAACTTAATCGGAACGCAATTCGTATTGATGACTAACGAACTTCAATCGCAATGCGAAAGCATGGCTAAGGGATAGTATGGCATGGCATCTGATGCAGAATTGGTTATACGTCTGCTTGGTGATAGCACGCCGGAGGAAAGCGAGGCTATCAGTACGTCCGTCCCAAGGGATCCGGGCGTGCAGGACTATCCGCGCGCAAACCCAAACGCATCCGAGACGACTGCAACAACTCGACCGGAATCCGGACATCAGTCGGATGGCACGGGGCTGGAACGCCATTCCCTCGAGGGAGCTGTCTCCGACCTGAGAGAGACAATCCAAGTTCTCAACGATAAGCTCAAGCCAGAGCTATTCGAGCGACCCGTAGAGGATTTCTCTCGTAACCTCGATCGCTTCCTTTCGGAGTATCAAAAGAAAGAAAGCCAACGATTGGGGGCAACCGAGTCGGAACCAAATAGGCAAGACAGCAATTCGACCTCGCAACCAGAAAGTAACCCTCGAAGTACTTTCGGCAAGTTGCGAGAGACGGGACGTCGGTTCTTAGACAGTGTCGAAAAGCGATCACCAACAGCGCGGACAATCCGAACCGGTTTTCGACTCGGAAAGGCAGTGGGGCAACGATTCACAAAGAGAGCCAGAACGCTTGCAACCAGCGTTGGCAAAACTCGATTTGGCAAGGCAGTAACAAGTGTCTCGTCTAAAGTCGCTGCGAGGTTTGGAGTAGGAGCTGCAAGCACGGCAACAACAGCGGCAACGGCGGCAACGGCGGCAACTGCAGCGCCAGCGGCTGCAAGTGCCGGTGCAGCGGCGATCGGTGGGGTAGGAGTCGCGGTGGGAGGCGTAGTAGCCGGAATGGCAGCGCTTGCAATTGCTACTGGCGTGTTAGTAAAGAAGTTCAACGATGCGGCGGACGACATCGAAAGATTTTCCCCAGATGTATCACTTGCCAGGGCACGAAGCCGAGCAAACACCGAACTAAACTTACTCGATCGAGCACAGCGCATCGGTCCAGCATCGGGACGATTAGAAGCGTCCAAGGGCGCTCTTGGCAATCAAGTTGAGAAGCTGCTTACTGACCTTCTCGATCTTGTGTCGAAGTTTCAGCCACAGTTAAGCGCCGGAATCAATACAGCGGAGGCAATTGTCATCAGTATTCGTGGCATGGTTGCTGCGATCGAGCGGATACTGGGTGAGATTGAAGCGTACAAAGCTTTGCTAACCCCCCTGGATCCTGCGGACGACGCGGCGGCGGCGGCGAGAAACGCAAAAGCCGAAAAAGACTTCGCAGACCGCATGGCAGATCTAGCCCTAAAATTGAATGAAGCTTGGTTGAACCTGCAAGGCAACGCGCAGCAGAATCAGCAACAGATCGATCCAATGTTGCTGCAAATTATGAACTCCAAATTCGGAGGGCCATGATAGTGGGCATGTCCTCGATAAGATACAACGGCTATCAATTCAACGATCGGTCAACTTACGGAGTTGTTGAGCAATATGTCTACGACGATTCTGAAAGGACTGTAAAGGCGGTTCGCTTTACCCTGAACGTCAAGACGATCATCACGGGGAATGCGGGAGCGTCCTACACTCCAGGTACGGAAGATGCAACAACGTTTGCCGGGTTGAACGTCCACAACGCTCGGCAATTGCTTTCCAAACCCGCCGGGATACTAGACATCAAGCATGATGGTTTAGGTCCGTGGTGGGAAATCAATGGCTATTCCCTCAAAGACATTTCCTGGGGACCCAAACCGCGTTTCTTGCGTTGGGATCCTATCGGACATACCAACGCGGCGGAAGTCGAATGGGAATGCGAATTCGAGATTGCCATATGCGATGGCACTCGACCGCCAGCGTTGTCCGGCATTGCTCAATTCTCCTATTCCGTATCCTTCTCGATCGATCAGAAGGGATACACAACGCGACGAATATCGGGCGTCGTCGAAATCGCTTTGACACGCCTCACACAGATGTCGAATTGGCTTACGGATTCGGTCGATCGGTGGAAGGATCAAATCACATTCGGGAAGCCAACAAACTTCGAACGGCAATCCGAGTGGAGCATCAACCCGGACAAAAGAACCGCAACGTTTATCATCGTTGACTCGGAGATTCAAAGCCCCAACGCTTGGCCCCCTGGAGTTGTTGGGATTCAGGCTACGCACAGAGTAAACCGCAACCGCAATTCACTTGCGAGGGTGTCTCAAACACTCAGCGCGACAATCGAGCTTTCGCCCATTGAACCCAAGGTACGCACGTGGTTGATTTTCCGTGACCTGTTTTTGTTGCGTATCGCATACCTAAGAGAGCTAGGAACGGGCGCGGCTATCTTCATCGAATCGATCGACATTGCTGAAGAAATCTATGCCAACAAAGCAAGCTTCCAAATCGTCTTCTATTACCTTGACCCCTCCAATATGGTGAACATGTTTTCGGGGACCGGTCTATTCCAACCTTTGTTGCAAGGTCCTAATCCATGGCTTGCTTGGGCTTCGTCCCTGCAACTAATCACTCCACACCAAGGAACGGGCGGCGACCGGGCCGCGGCGGGCTTGATGCATGAATGGGGCAATGAGCGGATTATCGACCTTTGCAACCAAACACCCTTTGGCTTTACGCCGGGAAGATCGCCCGGAGCGTTCCCGCAAAACCCGCTCCAACCCGGATCACCAGGGCAACAACAACCACCTCCGCCATGGCAAGAGGGAAGCGTCCTATCGAATACCAAGCCATCCCCCCTGAGCAGTTGGTTGCAATTTTCTGTCACTATCGAGGTGAAAGACGACCCGTGGGTCAGCACATCGGTTCAACTCGCACCTAACGCAACAATGCATCAGCCATTCAATCCACAGAGACCAGATACGGGCATGCCTGTAGAGTCGGAGCAAATCAAGAGGTTTATCGAGGACAAGGCAGGATTCCAATCGATTATCGTGCGAGGGTATGCCGAGCGAATCGGATACCCTGTACCAAAACCGGGTGGGCGAATCTTCATAGGAGGACAGGCCTACACTCCGGTGGGTAAGGGTGCATTTGGGATGAAATTTGATGGCGATTATTTTGGTGTCCCAAAGTACTCCGCTTCATGGGCACAAGAGTATCGACTGCTCACCTTCCCGAATGACAACGATCCGAAGGAAGGTCAAGAGGGCGTCGAGTGATTATCGAATACGAATCACAATCCATCGAAGTATCCATGCTTGAGATGGCGAGGACAATCACGAAGCTTGCCGGGGCGTTGCCAGTTCGGAACTCGAACATGCGTCCCACCATGCCATTCTTGAAGCAAGTGGCCGAGCTTCTCGCAAGCAAAGGATTGAAGTGCGATACAACGGCGGCTTGGCAGTTTTGGCAGCTCATCACCGAAGCGATCGACGCTTACTCGCAAGCGATGGAAATTGAATCCGAAATAGCTTGGGAATATCACATCGACCCAACGCAGCTATCGGAAGAGACCAAGCTGGGGCTAGAACGCAACATCGTGCGCAACCGAGCAAAGCAACGGTTGGCAAACGGCGACTATTCTCCCACCGATTACGAGGGTGTGTATAACTTAGCACTCTTGGCGACAGGGGACGAAGCGTACTCGCAGAAACTAAAAACCGAAGCCTTCAAACGCTTCGTCGATTCGCAAGCAAAACGAGGGCAACGAGCATGAGTCAGTCATGGGAATTCGAGACGTACGTTGGGGTTGGAAATCGTCCGACGGGCGATGCGGCAAAAGCCATGACGGTACCGACAAAGGAGAATCCACGCGGAAACCCTCGCACGCAGCACTATCGCGGTCCTCACTACGTTTATTTCAATCAGCATCGCGATCTTCCACTCTTCACCTTTGAGACTATTCGTGTCATGCTGCGAGATCCGCAGGTTCGCTTGTGCCTCGCGATGCGAGCTGCCCCGCTTCAATCAGTCGAGTTCGCTTATCAAGATGGAATCGGCGAGGATGGGAAGCCTACTTGGATCCCTGGAGTCAAAGCTAAGAATCCAGTGGTTGCGGCATGGGTATTACGACAACTCCAAACGATATGGAATAATTACCTACCAGGAATCATGCGATCGCAAGTATGGGGCTGGGCAGCAGGGGAAGTAACGTTGCGGCTATCTGATTCGAATCTCATTGAAATCGATCAATTGTTGCATCGGCACGCAAGGGATTGCCGCCTTATGGAATGGGAGCATGCGGGTACTCCCTGGGGTGTTCAAATCGACAACGTGAAGAACATGGGCGTTGTGCAACTCCCCTTTCCGTACTGCTACTTCATAAACTTCCGACCTGAAGACGGGGAGCGATACAGTTGTCCGATTCTGCTCGGAGCCTATTCGCCATGGTGTGACAAGTGGCTTAACGGCGGTGCGCTCGATACTCGACGCCTGTACATGCACAAAGATGCATACGGCGGCATGAAAGTGGGATACCCTGAGGAATCTGTATTTGTCGAAGGAAACGATAACCCGGTACCAGCAAGGGATATTGCTCTGCAAATCGTAGAGCAACGCCAAGCGGGTGGAACTCTCACCTATCCGTCGACGCGCGACGATCAAGGCAACGAGAAGTGGATTATCGCAGAGGCAACAGTAGCTTCGAATCCCGAACACATTTTGAAGTATCCAAAAGACCTTGATGCGGAAATACGCCAAGGCATGGAGATCCCAGACGGTGCCATTTCCAACGACGGCGCTGGATCCTGGGAGGGCAAATCGCTTCCACTCGCAGCGTTCTACAGCGGTCTCGATTCGTGGGTGGTGCAAATTCTTTGCGACATTCGCCGCACTTTAGACCCGATCGCCCGAATGAATTTTGGGACCGACGTCGAATACGAGATCACCCATAAACCACTCGCACAATCGGCGATGGAGCAACAGGGACAAAAGCAAGCTGGCACCGATCAAGGCCAAGCGATGCATGGCGACCCGTCAGGCATTATGAATCCAGCGGACCAAGGCATGCTGCAGCGCATGGGATCACTAGACCCCGTCGATGCGGTTGGCCGTGGTGTTCTTAGCGCTTCGTCAATCGTAGAAGCAGCTCGGAGAGCTTTGGATAATGGTGTCTTGAGGCTTTCGTTGAAAGAATCCGACGAGGGCGAAGACTCGGACGAAGAAGCCCTGGAACGCGCTAAAGCCATCGCGGAAATCCTCGAACACATCTACGGAGACGATGCGGAATCTCACTTCGACGAAATGTTCGGTTCGCAGGTCCAAAAAATGGGTTCATGGAACGCCATCGACCATCCGCGAGGACCAAACGGGCGATTCATTCCCAAGTACAGCGCAGAGGCAGTATCAGCGGCCAAGGATGCCGTCAAGGAATCGCTACAGTCGAACAAGACACCTGAGAGTGCAAAAAAACTGGTCGAGCATTTGTCGTTGCTGAACGGCAAGCAACTTCGCGAACTGAAACAGGAATACGGTGTTTCGGCAGCAGGAAAGACCAAGCAATCTCTCGTAGAGAAGATCGCAGATCGCCTGGATCGAGGGAGACGTACTCCCAAGGATGACGCCGGTACCGAAACTCCCAAGGAAGACGCTCAGGCCTCGAGTGACACTGCTTTGAGCGACACTGCTTTGGCAGACAAAAGCTCGGAATCCAAAGCCGGGGAACCGAAGGCAAGGGAAAAGAAACCGTTCGTCTATCCAGACGGATCGACGCAGGTCTTCAACGCCGACGGAACCCCAGCGGCAACAACGGAAGCATTTTCAAAAGCCGAGGAATCTGGGGCGGATCCACGCGAGGCCGCAAAGGCTGCGGACCAACAAGAAGAAACCAAAAAGGAGTACGAATTCGCTCGCGACAGCGAAGTAGGCAACCGTGGCGAAGACCTTAAGAATTCAGCTCGACACAAGGTCAACGCTTGGAAAGGGCTAGCATCCGCCGAAACCGACGGGACAGCCGAAAAGCTTGTCAATCGCGACATGCTCTTGAAGCTTGAACCTCACAATTTGATGGAACATGCAGACCGGGCGCCGTTGACGTCCTTGGCCATGCACTTTGCGATGAAAAGTTTTCCGCCAAACCCAGTTTACGGGAAGAACACGAAGAACACGCCCGAGCTTCGCAGTGACTACGTGGCAGCATATCAGAGCATCAAGGCTAAGGCCGAAGAGATTGCTTCCACTCATGACGATAAAGACTCGATAAAGTCCATTCGTAGACTCCAAAGCCACGTCATGGGGATTGTCAACGAGCGGAGGAAAGCAAATCGCTTTGACAACCTCGCTAATAACTTGATCGGCTTGGCAAACTCTCTTGAGGTCAGCCGCTATGCAAGTAAGACGACCACGTATGGCAAGCTCAACGAGTTTGCCAGTGAGCTAAAAACCAAGTACGGAGACGAGTGGACAAACGCTTTCAACGACGATAACACTCCGCAAGGAATGGAGTCCAAGCGGATCATGTTGGAAAAGGCTGCGGAACACGCAAAGGATGTCATTGAAGGGAAGTCCATCAATGCGACCTTCGGAAAAGAAAGCAAGACCGGGGCCAAAAGAAAAGATTTTGAGCTTAAGAACCTGTACGGTCAAAAGGCTGAAAGAATGGGCGGGAGGGATCTTTCGTCGATAACTTCGGACCCAAACAAAGCAGTCGACCATTTGATAGACGAATATGGTTTGAGGGGCTTTCAGTGGGGCAATTCAGTCACGGATTCAGAGCGGAAACACCATGCAGCCCGAATGGTTGAGGCCATAGCGGACCTTGCGGACGTCACAGGGCTCCATCCAAAAGATATTTCACTTGATGGGAAACTAGGACTTGCCGTCGGGGCTCGTGGACACGGTACGGCAGCCGCGCACTACGAGCCGGGAAACCAAGTGATCAACATGACCCGCAATAGCGGAGTTGGAACCTTCGCCCACGAATGGGGCCACGCCTTCGATCACATGCTCGGTGGCTTTGGCATTGGCCGCGACGGCGGAAAATATATGTCCGACGTCGACGTTTCCCATACCCACGAAGTTACCCACAAGACGCGGGGCTATCCTCTCCGAGTCAATGCGGCCACCGCCGAAGCCTACCGAACTCGGGGTGACGATGAGTTTACGGTAAAAGAACTGCCAGACCCAGAAATCAGAGGAGCCATGGCCTCTTGGCAAGAAGCGGCCAAGCCTTTTATGAGGCGGGTACGGGGCGTGGTATCGAAGATGATCAGAGATGGAAAGCTATCCGAGGGTAAAAGGGATTATTGGAATAGCTCTATTGAGTGCTTCGCACGAAGCTTTGAAGTTCACGTAAAGAAGCAACTGGAAACCAAGGGCCGAAAAAACACCTATCTTTCTAGCCTCTCCGATGAGTCTGGCGAAGCTTCCCTATGGCCAACCAACGCGGAAGCCGAGTCCATGGCCGAAGCCTTTGCGGGGCTTATGACCGCATACCGACAAAAACGCCACGGACAGGCCGATCCGATCAAGTTCTCACTCTTTGACGTCATCGGCGAAGTAATTCCCGATTCTGATGATTTCGATGAGCTTGCTATCGAAGAAAACGAGTCACCGAATTCATCCGGGCAGGTCCACAAGTACGCATGCTTGATGTTTCACCTAACGGAAGATCTTTCAGGCCGCATTCGCGAGTTCCAAGCCAACATTGCCGATGATCAGCTTGCGTCTGGCGACAGGGAACAAGAGTCGCACGTGACGCTTCTCTACGGGTTCAAGGATGAGGAGTTACAGAACGTCTTAGATGCCTTGTCCAATATGCAGGCTCCTTTGGCGACATTCTTCCAGTTAGATGCATTCCCATCAGGTAAGGATGGAGCACCACTGCACGTCTGCGTCGATTCTCCAGACCTGCACAAGATGTACGCTGAACTTAGAAAGCGTATCCCAGCCGTTTGCACGCATCCGGAATACAAGCCGCATGTCACGATTGCCTACATGAATGACGCGAGTTCACTGGTGGGCGCTAACGGTCCAATTTTTGGCGAAAGTCGCGTACTCGATCGAGCATTCATCGCTCTCCAAAGTGGAAAAAATATCGAGGTGACTTTGGGTAAGGCCGATCCGATAAGGATGGGTATTGACGACCAAACCAGAGTTGCTGGAGCCGAGTCAGAGAATGGCGATGAACAGGCAGAAGCGATCGCGGAAATACTTACGTCGCTCTACGGCGATGACGCCGAAGCCATGTTCGACAAGATCTATGGCATCAAGAGAATGGCATGGGCAGCCATCGATCACCCAAGGGGGCCCAATGGGCGTTTCATCGCCAAGAACAGCCCCGAGGCGGCATCCGCTGCGAAGGAAAAGATCAATGAGGCGCTCAATGGCCAAAGGTCGCCTAGCTCACTGAAGACGGTTACGGAGCACCTATCGATCTTGACTGTCAAGCAGCTACGGGAGATGCAGAAGGAGCATGGTATCCGCGCAGGCGGAGCGAAACCGCAATTGGTCGCCAAGATCGCCGATCGGCTGCATGGCAAAGTAACTCAGACGGACAGCCAAGCAAGTAAGTTCCACGAAAACGGCACTCCAAAACAAGTCAACAACCGCGACATCTACACGGTCCCAACGTCTTCCTTGAAGGTCGACCCAAAGCGATTTCAGTACAAAGTGAAAGACATCGGGGAGGATGGCGTTACTGGAGAACTCAAGGGAGTTTCCAAGTGGAACCCGGAACTGGCCGGATCGCTATTGGTGTGGCGTGATCCATCCGACGGGCAGGACTACGTGATCAACGGACACCATCGCCATGAATTGGCAAGCAGACTCAATGCCGATCACATCAATGCGAGATACATCGACGCGCCAAACGCCAAGGAAGCTCGCGCTCGAGGGGCATTAGCGAACATCGCGGAAGGCCGAGGATCGGCCATCGACGCCGCAAAGTACCTTCGAGACTCGGGGCAAACCCTTGACCACCTACGCGAAGCGGGGATCAGCATGTCCGGGAAACTGGCGTCCGATGCGGTGACGCTTACTGCCCTAAACGATAAGGCATTCCAGAAGGTGACCGAAGGGAGGTTGGATGAAACGACCGCGTTGGCCGTCGCAAAGCACCTCAAGGATCCAGCACTTCAGGATCTATTGTTCAAGAAACTTGCTGATCGAGAGACCGAAGGCAAGGACTGGAGTACGCGAGAAATCGAGACGGCTGCACGCAAGATGGCCAACGCTGGAAAGGCAACGCAAACGGGCTTCGATCTGTTCGGTGCATTTGAAGATGAAAAATCGACGTTCGATCAGGAGGTAGAACTTGAATCGTTTGCAAACCGCATGCTTCAGCAGGAAGCCGACGACTACCGAGCCGTGGCCAACAAGCGCCGAGCCAATCGGGTATCGGAGGCTGGGAACGTACTGGCGATCGACGAAAACGCTAAGCGATCCGATTCGGCAGAGCAATCCGTCAAGGATTTCAATCGAGAAGTTCATCTTCGGGGCCCAGTAAACGCAGTGATCCAAAAGCACGCGGCAGATCTTCTGTTGGCGAAAACCAAAAAAGAGAAAGAAGCCGTTAAGTCCGCAATGATGGACGAGTTAAAATTGTCTCTTCGATCCTTTGGAACCTAAACCTAATCGGAGTAAGCAATGGCCAACGATCCAACCGAGCCCAAAAAAAGCGAATGGTACCTGACCCCGGAGGAAGCTAGCCGAGTCGCCAAAGGCCATCGCGAAATGGTTGAACTCCCAGAGACGAAACCTATCCCTCAGGCCAAAAAATCTGAACCCGACAAGACGAAACCGGAAACCGATGGCTAGTTTAACGTCCCTCGAACCAAGCGATCGCATAGCAGGCATGGCCCTCATCGGGGCTGAGGCTTTGTTTGCAGAAATTCGCGGACGGATCGGCGATGCTGCTACCGGACCAATCTACGCACCGCAATCGAACTTGCTTTCGGCAATCTGGAAAGTGATGAACGATTCGGTCCCTGTCATTGTCGACCATCTGACGGATACCGAGATGGCGAGCTGGACGGGTGGTATGGATTCGTTGGCCAAGCAACTCCCGAAGTGGCTACTCGGCGACTTCATGGATGGACGTTTTGGGCAGTCTCCCCCGGACCGTCCTCGCTTCTCTCTCTTCGACATGTTCGGCGACGAGCCGAAACTGCGATTTCCATTGATCGAAAAGGCAGCAGAGAAACTCGCCGATCGCAACATCATGACTCGCAGCGACTGGGATGCAGCAACGCGGTCCGCGCAGGAGCGAGCGTTCTTCATCACCGGCGACATCACTCGGGACACGATCTCCAAAGTTCGAGATGAGCTTGTCAACGATTTATCCGACGGCACGTCGCTTCTCACGTTTCGCGAACGAGTCAGCGACGTTCTGAACCGTTCTGCCATCGGCCCGGCCAGAGTGGAGAACATTTATCGCACCAACGTCCAAGCCGCATTCCGCGATGGACGTGAGACGTTGGCCAGCCATCCGGTTGTCGCTGGGATCTTCCCCTATCAGCAGTACCTCGCTCAGCATGATGCGAGAACCAGGCACCAGCACAAGGAACTCGAGAAGCTGGGTCTCAACGGGACTGCGGTCTATCGCCGAGACGATCCGTTCTGGGATATGTTCACGCCCCCTTGGGATTACCAGTGCCGTTGCGGCGTACGCATGCTGACCATCTCCCAGGCGGCTAAGTTGGGCGTCAAGGAAGCAATCGAGTGGCTCGATACCGGCGTCGCGCCGATGCGACCGGAATGGCGGTATCAAGACATCCCATTTGCTGCGAAGCCAGGATTTGGAAGCCGTGGAAGGGTGGCAGCATGACGAAGGTTTATGCCTACAAATGGAAGGTTGGAGGCTTTGATGTTGAAAGCCCTGAACCATCGACCAACCCCCAAAAGCAGTTTCTTGATATGCCGCGAGGGGCCGTCTCTGGATTTGCTCAGTTCTACCTACGAACGGATGACGCAAAAAAGGTATCGCAGCAGTCTTCGGTTGACATCGTTGCCAACATCTTTACCCGCGAAAATGACGGTTCAACGGTATGGCAACAAACCGATTCGATGACCTGGAAAAAGTACATCCCCGTCGAAATCGCGGAAGAGAATCAACGAGGCTATTCGCTCGTCATTCTTCGGGACGTGCGTCACAAACTCGACAGAGCGGAAACGGCGAAGATCTGGAACGAAGTACGATACGTGACATTTACGGCATCCCTTGCCGAAACAATCACCTACGAGCCCCTGCATTTGAATAGCGGCGTTCCGTACACGTATCAGAACATCGTGACGGAGCTGCTCGGACCAATTACAGCGCCATCACTTCCAGCGGGTGGATCCGGCATTCCAAGAAACCTGAAAAGCACAGGATCGACCGCTGCGGCTCTCGATGGAATCCTTGCATCGCTTGGCTACGCCCTGACGATTAGCCGGGACGGTACAGCGAACTATGTAGACGTAGGCAACGTGACGGTCCCACCTAAGATCACAGCGGCGCGAACTGAAAAGCTTATCGGGACGATAGAAGGAAACCCAGTGCTTCACGGCAAGGTTACGGTATGGCCAACGAAGTATTATCCCTATCACCCAAAATCCAGTTCGACCGCGATCGGAGGTGGAGGCGACGCAAAAGAAATCATCCTTCTCGATCACGAACTATCTGACAAAAACGCGGGTGTTCTCTCTGCCCGACTGACCGCCATTCAGACCGTTGTGAATGCATGGCACCAGGCCGAACGGAACGATTACGACGACACCTTCTACGGTCTTTTGGACGTAGTGCCAGGTCCAGGGATAACACGAGTCACTTGGTACGTTGGCGACAACGCACAAGGGCATTGCACGCGGGTAAAGCAGTATTCGCCGCCTATGCCTTGGCCAGACCGCACCGAACCGCCAGCTCCAACGCCATTGTGGGGCAAGACATTCAACACTATCGCGGCGGATTCCACCGGCGAAGTATTTGTTGACGATCCGGTATCGGGCGGTATGTGGACGACATCGAGCAAGGTGCAGTTTGTCTACAACCGTGGGCCTGCGATCGCAACGAACAAGCGGGTGATACTATTTCCCATGGATGACCGTTGGTGCGTTGTGGAGGTGTGCTAGTGGCCAGGATCGGTACTTGTTGCTGCATCGAATGCCTTATTTTTTCCGACGACTTCACGAGAGGAGAGACCGGAACTCCGTTGGGTAATAGAGTCTCAGCACCGTTCTCGGGCCAGGGATGGTGCGATACCCCTGGGGACTACTACATCGTGGATACCCCAACGTGGAGAGCCAGGTGCGAAGTCCCAGACGCGAAAGCGATCTGCAACGTGAAGCACCCTAACGAAGTTGGCTCCATGTACGTCTCTCTGATCACGCAAGAGGAAGAGAACCGAGCTGGTTCGGAGTACTCTGATGGACAGAAGTGGCGACTCTATTTGAACGTCTCCAGGACGGTCTCGGGCGACCCGGAGGAATGCGAGGCGACATCCTACTACTTCGCCGAGTACGAGAGGCTTGGTGGAGCTGCTGGAGGGTCTTCGGATCCCGCCGATCGGAGCTGGATTCGGCTTGGGGTTGGCAGCGGGGGCAGCGAATCGATTTTGAAGCAGCTCCAAGTGTTTTCCGAAACGGGTGACTCAAGGCGTTTCTGGGCGACTATCGACGAGGACAGCTTTTGCGCCGGGGTCGACAATTCCATACTTGGTTCCGTGTCGATGGAATCTCCAGGGCTGTTTGTAAACGGATGGTACAGCGGGTTCGGGATGAGCGAACAAGACATGCTCGCCGACAACTTTGAGTTCTATCGGCACTACAACAGCAATCCACCTGAAACCAGGGACCTCAATTGTCCGCGATGCGGATTGTGCCTTTGTGACGACAACACCGCAGAAGGAACCGATAACCAAATCGAACTGCCCGCAGTGCTGAACGTCTGCATTTGGCCAGACCCAGAGGACTGCGCTCGCCTAATAAACCTTGAGCCTTGTTGCTTCCAGATCGAATACGATCGAGTCGACAACGCGTGGAAGCATGATGAGCAGCAGTGCTGCGGTCAGTTTATCGTCGAGTTTGCTTGCGCTGCCGAGCCGGGAATCAACAAGTATGTCCTGGCAAACATGGGCGGTTGCACTCAGACAGGTGAAGGCACCAGCACTCGCAACCCGATCGACTACAGATGCGCAAGCGAGACGGGGGAGTCGTGCTTCCTTTTCGGCCCATACGTCATAACCGAACTAGATTTTGCTTGCCTTTGTCGCGACACTATTTTCGGGACTGGTGCGTGTGGTTACTACGTTACGGTAAGTTCCGATGACTGTTGCTCACGAAGGGATTGCAGTGGTGTGTAGCTGTCCGCATTGCGATAAGGCTTGCTCGAATGATATTCGCCCATACGTGTGTACGTGCGGTGCGGTGCTTGGCAAGCGTGGCTGGCTGACGACCGTGACGGTCAAACCGACCAGTGGAAACTCGATCGTCGATCGCGAGGCGAGAAAAGCCATCGAAGGGCGGAGAGCGTGGTCGAAGCTGCACCGCATTGAGCTTGGGACTCCCGAAGCTTTTGAGAAGTGGAAGAAGTACATGCCAGCCGGCTGCGAGTGCCGCAAGAAGGTTGGTGCGATTTTGAGCCGACTACCGCCGAGGTACGGATCGCCCGAAGAATGGTTCGAGTGGACCGTGGAGTTCCACAACGCAGTGAATGCAGGCTTGAGCACCCCAAAGCCTGCCGTTCCAATGGAGCGAGCCTACGTGCTTTGGCGCAACCGCAGGCCATGCACAAGCAAGACTCGTTGCATTGTTTCTGTAGCCGTGGGTCTCGAGATGATAGAGATAGCCAAGGAGACGTGGCCGCTCATGCAGGCTTACGCCGATCGGTGCGGAGCCGACTTTATCGGTCTCGACAACGACACCGAAGATTGGTGGGGGCTCGAAAAGTTTCGGACGGGACATTTTGCAAGCCAGTATGACGAAACGCTATTCCTGGATGCAGATTGCGTGGTGCGAGAGCAATCGCCGTCGATTTTCGACGAGCACCTCGAATCGATCGGCATTTGCGACGAATCCAGCAAGTTTAATCGCCGACACCGAGAATGGATGATCAAAGAGCGAAAGTCGGTCGAGTCGCGTTCAAAAGTCAAGATTGAGCACACGGAGCATTCGGTCAACTCGGGCGTGGTCTTGTGTCGTCGGTCGGCCAGTGACATTTGGAAGCGACCGGAAGTTGACATCGGCACGATGCACTGCGCGGAGCAAGTGTGGGTCGGAAAGCAGATTGACGATTTGGTAGCGAACGGGGCCTCGCTCGGAAATCTTAGCTTTCGATGGAACTGGCAATACTGGTACTCAGACTTTGTCGAGGGGCTGCAAGACGCCTATATTGTTCACTTTTCTAGCGCGTCCAATCGGTTGGCGTTGATCAAGGACTACATTCGGACCCAGCGTACTATGGTGGCTAGCTGACGGCTAAAAAGGGATCTCGTCGTCGTCGTCCAGTTCTTTCCGTTCTTCCTCGCCGCAATCGCAACACTCCGGGCAGCGGTCGCAGCAATCGCGCAGCTTGTGCCATCGCAAGCCCATTGGAGCTAGTCCGCAGGAATCGCACTCGGACTCGCCTTCCTCTTTCCACCCCATCAGCCGCAAGACCTCCGGGCTCGAAATACGGTGCGGAAAGCGAGGTTGCCTGTCCTCCGGCCAATTGGCAGTGTGGATCTCTGTAGCAGCAAAAGCCGTAGTCCAGTTCCATTCGTCGCGGGGTGTGTCACCATCGTAAAACGCCGCCGCCAGAGCCAAAGCCTGATTCTCGTCTTCTGCTGCGATCGCAATCCATGTCCGATCCTCGGGGTGCTTATACTGTTCGGGATCGTCGTGGATCGACCAGACGCGGATATGTTGTGTCATTTTTGCTCGCTCACTTGCTGATTTTTCATTACATGCTCAGGCATCCTCGATGCCTCAAGCCAAAGCCACCAGAGCAGTGCGAGGTAGCAAATCGCGCACAGATCGAACCAATCACGAGACCAATCAAATCGCTTCATTGTTTGGCTCCTCCGGTCGCTCGTAGTAGCTTTCTTCATCAATATCGGGCTCCTCCATCCTTGGCTGCTGCGCTCTGACTTCCATGCTCGCTGCCTGATGCGAGTCCATGCCTTGATAGTAATGATCTTCAACTCGATCGCGATCGATTCGATCCACGTTGCCCCCACTTCGCCAGACTTCATAGGTTACGTCCCCTTCAAAGTCCCTGCGATCCTCGCGCTCTCGTTCTCGTCGATCTTCGTAGCTTTCACTAAATCTGCTCATGATTAACCTCGTTTTGATTTAGGCCTAGTTTCCTGCGATGATTACGGCGATTTCGCACGTACTTTCCACTGACACCGCGTCAGTAGCTATTCGTCATTTTCTCTATTTTCTCTTGTGGTAGGCTCGAATTGAACCGACTGCAATTGTTTCATCAAATCCGTCGAGTCTGCTGATACGGGCTGTTCGTCTTGCTCCCCGTATCGGGGACTCAAGATTTCTTGCGTTATGGCCGCCAGCAGGACGACAATGAACGCAATCAACACCCCAGCCATAGCGAATTCCACTGCTTGTTGCCTACTCACGATTGCCCCCCTTTGCCACTGGAGTCCAGTTGCTCGATGATTGCATCGGCGTGCTGAACCGCCCAGCCAGCAATCAGGACCACGTTAGCAACTCCCAGCTCGGAGTTCGCCAACATCCCCTGCATCGCCCTCGCCGCTATCCGCTCGCGTCTTCCGTTCTGCCAGTCCATTATGCCCCACATTGCCGCCCCAACACCAAATGGGCAGCCAATTGCGAAGCCAATTGCAACGCAACCCACCGCAATCAAATAAACATCCATCGAATTAACCTCGTTTTGCTTTCGGCCTAGTAAATTGTGAATCTTCGTGATCTTCCCAGTCTTCTATTTCCCAATGGAGCGTTTGCAATTCGCACTCGTTGTGCATCCGGAACCAAACGAACTCATCCTCGTAGTGTCCGACTCGACAGAGATAGACTTCGCCAATCTCGATGGATTGGCCGCACAGATAGCACTTGTGGGCCTTTCTGGCCCTGGGATGCCGGTCGAACATTCGGTGCCAGCTCATGATTTTTTTGACCTTCTTTGCAACACAGAAACCCGCTCCCTTTCGCGACACTCTTTCCATTCCGCAAAGTCCCGAGCCTGTTCTTTTGCCATTTCCTTGGCTCTCGCATTGATTGTTTCGAAGTCGATGTAAACGGGACGCATCGTTGCCCAGTCGTCAAATCGCATGATGATCGCTTCGTCGGCTAACTCCCTCGCGCGATCATAATTGCGCATCGCGTAAAACTCACTCAATCTGCACCCAATCCGCTGACACCTGCATTCCGCGAGAAAGGACTCAGTAAATTCCGTTTCGTTTTCAATACATTCGGCTCGGTATTTTGCGTCTGTGTCACAAAGCCGAACCAAGACTTTTGGCGATGGTAAGGATCGTTCATTAAACTTGAGATCGAGCTGGACAGCGTTCATTGCCCACCTGCCTTTTCTGCGCATGGCTCACACATTGGCATTCCGTCTGGAATGCAGACGACTAGAGCCCCGCAATCCATGCAAGGACAAATGTCGAAGCCGCTTCGCTCGATGGCCGCGACAAGACAAAGGGCAACCTCCAGGGCTCCAACAGTCCGGTCTCCCACTTTCTTTCGAACTTTATTCAGTTCGTCTCGACGTGGGACGGCCTGCTTCCATCCACCGTTGCCGACCGGAAGATCATCCGGAAGCACTACCCCGTAGATCGGCCCTTTGTTTTGGTCACCGCTCATGATTCACTCCCTGCTGATTGTTCGTTTTTGATTTTTTGATCTTTCTGTCTGTAGTGCTCACGGAATTTGGATGTTGATTGCCGAAGAACCGAGAACAATTCCGAAAGCGTGAAAGTCTTGGTAGGCTCCCACCATTTCCCGTTGACTCGGATGCGGTAGACATCGGCATGTATCGTTTGCTGATAGCCAAGCTTCACCTTTGCTTTCGGAGTCATAGGCCAGAGCCTCGCCGGGAAAAGCTCTACGCGAATCATCTTCTTCTTCCCCCTGATGCCATAAAACCAGGCATCAAAAACTAGCTCAGGCTTGCGTTTTTCGCTCATTTACGAATGTTTTCCTTGTCGTTGCGGTAAACCTTGGATCCGGAATTCCTGGCAGCCGGTAAATCAGTCGATCGACCCGCTCCTGACTTGACTTCCTAAACCGCTTGAACGAAACCCTTAAACGCCAGATCCCTAAGCGGATCGTACCGCGATGCCGAGACCCGAAACGCGCCTCGGATCCCGATCAAACGCAACGCACGCTTGCCAAGATCGATGGCTTGCGATTCGCTGTCCGCACGAACGTAGCTTGAACCGAGCAAGACGTTGCGATGCTTTCCGGTGTACGCTGTGACCTTCCATTGATTCATAGTTTTCCTTCACTCCCATTTCATGACTTCTGCAAACTCTACGCCCTTTGGCAGCTTGCCCTTAAGGCCGCGAAGGAGCTTTTTGGCCTCTCCTTCCGTCTCGCAGTATTTCTGAACGTCGTAAACCCCAGGCTGTGCATCTTTCCACTTGAAAACGACCGCAAAAGGCTTGGTCTTTATGGGAGTATGCTTGCTCATCGTTCAGCCCTTTTCCGTTTTGGAGTCTTACGTTCCCAGTGGCCTAGCATCTCGGCGACGTGTCTTCTGGCTACGACCATTTCGCTCCCCCAGTCTTCATCGCCAGGGTCGACACCGCACCACATGCAATAGCATGCGGCTAGCTCTGTTCTTTGCTCGCTGGTTAATCGTGGTGTTTTAGGTTTGCTCATCGAGGCTGCCCTTCTCGCCCACCAGTGTGAGATTCAAGTGACTCAGGAATTGGACTTCGGCTTCGGAGATAGCTGGAACGCTTCGACCGAACCAGACGCGTTCCTCGCCACTTGTTACACGAGCAACTACACGATAGGGCCCTATGTCGACAAGCACTTTTGCGTTGTCCGAGTCAATCTGAACAAAACGAATCTCATACCGAGGACCAAGGATCTCCAAAATCTTGTTGATCAAAGTCGCTGTTCGCCCGCGCAATGCACTCATGCTTCCTCCATTTCCAGATACACCAAAGCAAGGCATTCTTGGAGGAGCATGGGATTTTTGCATACTTCGAGATGCAGTATGGGCACGTTGCACACTTCAAAGCTGTTGGTCGACAACAGCAAGCCGTCGTCGTTGTACCAGAAGGCTTGAGTCGGAGTGCCGTTATTGATGAATGCGTCGGAAATGAAAAGATGGCGTGTACCGAGCTTGTTCCGGACGGTCCGGACAAACTCGACCGGATGCCCTCCGACCGTGCGTGTGATGTGCCGAACATCATTGTTCATTTTGGTTGTTCCTTTAGGTTGAAGATGGTTGAGTCCAGAAAAATTCCTCGGCTTGCGAAAAGGCCTTCGAGCCTCTCCGCCCATGGGTTTTTGCGTACATTTCGCACAGGCACGAAAGCATGCGATCCGATAGTCCACCCAGCGGACCTTGCTTCAACTTCTCGACCATGGAAGCGGCAAAGTCTCCGGGCATGCCGTCGATCGCTTTGATGAGCCACTCATTTGCTGAGGCGTGCTTTGCTTCTCTGGCCTTCATTTCCGATTCGATCCTGGCTTCGTTAAGCTCGTAGTCGGTTAGGCCACCGTTGACTGCTCGCTGCCGATCGAGTTCCGCTGCATAGGCAACCCTCTGAGCTTCGCGCTTCGCTTCTTTGATCGCATCCCGCTTGGCCTTGTTGATCTTGGCCATTTCACGTTCAGCGGCTTGCAGAACCCGATTGTCTGCTCGGTATACCTTCCGAACGCAATCCATTCCGACCTCGAAAGTCTTGCCGTCGCGGCTTTGGATCACGCACTCGTAGCGAATCCCTTGACCGCAGTACTTGCAACTCCCACCGGCTTGAACGTGACCAGGAGCAGCCGAATAGACATTTTCCCTGACGGCCACAAGCCGGAACGGGGATTGCCCCAATCCAGCAGACTCGAAAGGGTGTAGCGTCAGAAGTTCGTTCGCGTCAGTCATAGTTTGTCTCCTCGCTCACAGTATATCACCTGCATGATAAACCGTAAAGAGTCATCGCATAAATTTTTGATTCATCCAACTTTCGGCGGCAGCGTGCCTTGCCTCAAGCTCGACGACTCGATGTAGTGCTGCATTGCTACTCTGGGCCCGGAGCGATGGCCTAAGCTTTCGGCGGCGACAACCGCTCCCTCTGTCCGGTACAGCTCTGTGGCATGTGTCTTGCGTAATGTTCCAATGCCTTGCCCGCGTAGTCGATTAAATCCGATCGCACGAGCTTGGGCAAAGGCAAGCAGCTCGATACGTCTCATTCCGGACTTCGATAGTGGAAAGATCAAGTCGCGTTTCGGCTCGCGGATCGCTTCCAGAGCTTCAAATGTGGCAGAGGAAATTCTTGCACGATGCAAGGCTTGCGTCTTGCTTTGGACCACCGTTACGGATCCCGAGTCGAGATTGCACCACTCCAGCCTCCGCAGATCGCTCGGGCGTAGACCTGTGTCGTATCCAGTGCGGACCATTGCTTGGACGAATTTAGCGATCGGTATGCCGATGCGTAACCTACCTGGGATCCCCTCACAGGCATCGAGCAACATCTTTACTTGTACCAGGGACCAGCTTTTGACTAGACGCTGAGGGATTTTTGGCCGAAAAACTCGCCGAGGATGGACATCACAAGCCCAGCCTCTATCAGCGCCAAAACCCCATACTCGCAACAAGGCGAGTCGGTAGTTGGCGACTGTGGTCGAAGCTTTGTCCTTCAACGATCGGAGAAAACCGTTGACATTTTCGTAGCTAAGGTCCTCGCCATTCGCCTCTCGCCCAAGGAACAATCCAAATTTTCCGCAAACTCGGTAATATTGGTCCAGGGTGACCTCGCGCAGATCGCACTCCATTGCGATTGCATCAACAATTTCAGCAATTCGCATGATAAAACCTACCTTTCGCCGAAATCTAGCTTATGAGTACCGGATTGCTAATTCGGCGTAGGGTTAACTCCTTACCGCAGGTTCGAATCCTGTCCTCTCCGCTTTCGAAAACGTGGGTGTTCCGGCCATTGGAACGTGCTACCCCGCGTTTTCGAATTTTTCCCAAGTCGGCGAAGCCTTGAAAATTTTTATGCCTTGGACGATAATTGGAGCATGATTCAAATGCTAGACAAAAATCTGATCACGACGCTTCAAGCAGCAGACATGATAGGTTGCACGCAGAATCACGTTCGACTCATGCTCAAGCGTGGGCTGCTTCGTGGCGAAAAGATCAGCGGCAACCTGTGGCTTTGCGACAAGCGACATGTCGATCAGGTTGCTAAGCGACCGTCATCCGTGGGTCGGCCTCGTGGGGATAAAAAAAAGAAGTGATTTGGTAGCGGTTTAAGCGTTGCCTCAAACAACTGCCTCGTTGCGGGCGTGATTCCTTCGTCAAGTAAATCCCCCAGCAGATTGCCCATGATCGACAAGAACTACTGCACTGTCTCCGAAGCAGCGGAAATGATTGGTTGCACTAAGAACCATGTGCGACTGTTGTTGACTCAAGGGAAGCTGCGCGGAGGCAAAATTACGGAACGCTTGTGGCTTGTCGAAAAAAACACGTCGCGGAAATAGCCAAAAAGCCCTACAAAACAGGTAGGCCACGCGGAGTTCGGCCAAAATCGTAGGGTAGCAAACTACCTTCTCCAAAAAAAAAAGCGTCGAGTAGCCTTGACGAAATATCACCATGGTGATATATTCCAGGGACCGAGGGGCACAGGCGTAGCACCCTGCCTTCGGTAATGGCATCTAGGGCATCGTGCCCTGCCACAGTTTCTCTCACCTGGAGATTTTTCCATGGCTGTGAAAACCGGGGCTCTTTTGTTGTCAAGACGACAAACCGAGTCGGTTCGTATTGTGTTCGGGGGCCAAACGTTGCTCCTGACTGTCGCAGAAATTGTTGGCCGCAAGGCCAAACTACTCTTCGAAGGTCCAGAGACTTTTGAGGTATCTAGGGTTGAAGCAAATCGCAAGTCGCGTCCCGAAACGAACGGGGGTGACAAGTGAGCACTGTCTTCACACATGATCGGGACTACGAGGTCCCGGCTGGTCTACATCCGGACATTCCATTCGAGGAGTATCGCGCATGGCCAGCTTTGTCAAACTCGACGCTGAGTCTAATGCGGCGATCGCCACTTCACTGTAGATCCGGTTTCGGTCCTGCGACCGAAGCCATGAAGCTGGGCAGCCTAGCGCACTGTGCTTTGCTGGAGCCTCTGGAAATTATCAAGCGGTATGTTTTCATGCCGAACTATGCGAACCATCCTGATAACACCACGAAGGATGGCAGTCGATCCTATTCGTCAGCGACAACCTTTGTGAAGAACAAGGAGGAGGAGTTCACGAAGCTGCACCACGACAAAGAGATTGTCTCCGAGCAGTTCTACAATCAGGTGCTTGGTATGTCTCGTGCGTATCACCGACACGAGTTGACGGCATCCTTGATCCGCAACGCCGAGAGGGAACTTTCCGCTCTCTGGTGGGACGAGGAGCTAGGAGTGTGGTGTAAAGCTCGGTTCGACGTGTTCCAGAATTCGTCAGACGGCCCGAGACACATCCTCGACGTCAAAAGCACTGTCGACGCGCGATCATTCGAACGAACGATTGCGAACTGGGGCTATCACCGTCAAGCGGCCTTCTACTTGCGAGGCATGTGGGCCACGACCAAGAAAGTCTGTGGGGGCGATGAGTTCTACTTCACGGCCATCGAAAAGACTGAGCCCTATGGGATCCGGACAGCTCCAATGGATTTTGAAGCGATCCAGACCGGAAATTGCGAAATCAAAGAGCTAGTCGCTCTGTATCGCGAGTGTTCAACAAATGATCGTTGGCCGGGCTATGACAGCCCGGAAGCTTGGTCCTTACCAGCGTGGTATGGCGAGCGAGCCGAGGATTCCGTCGAGCTTATGATCGACGGCGAAGTGCTGGAGGTATAAGCAGCCATGCGAGTTACTGAACTATGTCCGTCTCCACACCTAGAAGCCCTGGATGTCGGAGACAAGATCGGTGACGAATGTACCGTCACGATAAAGGGCGTCCACATCGCGGACGTTGGCCAGGAGAAGGTCAAAAAGGGGGTTGTTGTGTTCGATGAGTTCGATCGCGGCTTGGTTCTGAACAAGACCAATTCGCGGATGATCGCTTCGATCCATGGAGCCCAAACCGATTCATGGAAGGGTAAGAAACTCGTCCTCTATCGTTCGGAGACGAGCTTCCAAAACAAGACGGTCCCCTGCATCCGCGTGAAGGAGGCGGTCAAGAAGTAAGGGATCCATGCTCGGCAGTCGAGGGGAGAGGACCGGCTGTCGAGAGTGTGAGGATCGGCGGCGCAGTGAATTGCGCTTTGCGACAAGCGGCAATCGACAAGAGAAGCGGGCAACCGCAGAGACTCAAGCGAAAAGTGGGGTAAACACTTCGCATCCCAGAGGCCGTCTCAGGTGAAAACCCTGACCGATCCTTTCATCCGGTGGCAGCAAATTGCTGGTGATGCCAGCAGCGAGCGAAGGAAGCCAGCTTGGCCACAGTAATAGGCTTGGCACTTGAAGGCAGCAAGTTTGACCTAGGTAGACGCGATAAGCCCTGGGAACTGTCAGAAAACTCAGTCGCAAGGATCGGTCGGTTAGTGGTAAGCCAGCGTCCTATAAAGGGCGTCCTCGCAGGTTCGATTCCTGCCCGGTCCTTTTGCCAACCCATACCGGAGCGGCGTAATCGAGCGTACTACAGCTAACAAGGGTTCAGCATGTCAACATCTGGTTTTTTTCATTCGATGATTGATTTTGCAGACAAGTTTAGCGACTTGGTGCAAGATCAAGCCAAATGGTCGCAAGACACATTTGGTAGCGATTTAGAACGAGGTCCTTTGGGTGCTTTGAAGCATTTGGAAAAAGAAGC